CAGCAGATCCCGGCTGACCAAATGCTGCACTACACGGTCAACTCCGTGAGCAACGAGAAGCGTGGCAGGTCGGACTTCTTTGCGGCGCTTCCCTACTTCAAGCGTCTTCGTGACTCGATCAATTACGAGATTATCGCGCAGCAGAAGAATGCTGCATGGGCGATTGATACCGAGATTCAGGGCGACCAATCGGACATCGACAATTACATGGCGGATCAAGCCGCCTTGGGAACTATCCCTAGTGCCGGATCGGAATTCGTCCACACGGCAGCTATCAAGCGCCAGTACCTTACGAACCAGACCGGATCACGCGGGGCCAGTAACGCCTTTGACTGGAACGTGTCCATGATTTCGGCGGCTACGAATATCCCGATTAGCTACTACGGCACTCACATGAGCGGGGGGCAGACGCGAGCTTCCGCATTAGTGGCGACCGAGCCCGTAGCCAAGATGTTCGAGATGCGCCAGCTCGTTCTTAAGCGTGCCCTCTCTGACGTTGCCAAATGGCTTATGGGCTACTTCGGGATTGATTCGCAGTTTGAGATCATTCTCCCCGAAATCATCACGCAGGACCGCTCCCAGAAGCTTAAAGACCTTATGCTGGCCCAGGAAGCGGAATGGATTGCGCCTAAGCGTGCTGCGGAAACGGCGGCTTCCGAGCTTGGTTACAGGGACTACGATTACGAAACCGAGCGCAAAGACATCAAGGCCCAAAAGCCCGATGAACCTCAATGGATGCTAGGCGGTGGTCCTTTGAACGCTCCCCCGGCAGCCCCTCAGGGCGGTGGGGCTCAGTCCATGCTTCCCCCTACCGGGAACAAAGATTCCTCCTCGGCCATAACCGGCCAGGAACGACAACAGGTAAAAGCCAATGACGCTTAGTCCATACATCGGTGACTTTACCGAAGAACAGTTACGCTATCTCAAGTCTGCCGGGTTCCCGACGTTTGACGAATTCCGGAAAAACCCCGACAAATATAAAGACACTTGGGATTCGTTCGCCGATTACCTTGAGAAGGGCCCGAACACGCTTCGGAACCATACCAAGGGGCGTCACGTTTACCACGTCAAAGGATTTAGAACGGATAAGCCAGAGAAGGCTATTCAGATGTGTATGGAAGCAGGGTGGAAGCCGGATAGCGTCGAGGAGAAGATTGACCTCGAAAGCGTCGGCAACGGGCAGTTTATCCACCATGTTTACATCACGCCGAAGAAGGAGTTTCAGCAGGGTGGGCAGGGAAGCTAAAAAAGGCTCACGGACGAGCCGCTTTCTTATAGCGGTTCAAGAGTCTGACAAGTGGGATTCTTGCGTCAAGGACGTAAAGAAAAAGGGCCTAGTTGGTTCTCCCTATGCCGTTTGCACGGCTGCTGTTGGCGCGCCCGCTAAGAAAAAAGAGGCGGTTGATTCGCAGACGAAGGTAGCTGCTACTCCTGCCATCGATCAGCAGGTGGAGGACATTCAAACCCTCATCGTGCAAAACCCGACGATGAACGCCGCATCGTTCTACAATCTCCTTCGCGCTAAGGGCTTTGAGATTAAGAAAGAAGCCCAGGTTTCCAATCCCGCGCTGAACCGCGCCAAAGAATCCGCCATCAAGGAATCGGGCGCCCCCTGTCAATTCATGGAAGGCGGGGGCGGTGGGATGAACGGCGAGGATCGTTACCAGAACCGCTTCCGCGTGGTGCTTATCCAAGAAGGTTTAGGAAACCTCAAGGACGGCTACTACTACACGAAGGAAGCCCTAAAGAGCGCGGTTCCCGTCTTTGAGGGAAAGAAGTTCTACTCGGATCACCCCGATTCGATGGAAGAACAGACGCGCCCCGAGCGTTCGGTTCACGACATTTACGGGCATTTCGAGAACCTCGAATTTAAAGAGGCGGAAGACGGCACCGGCCAGGTCGTGGGCGACGTGGTGGTTTTGCCCGATTCTGATTCCGACCATATCCGCGCGTTGCTTATGCACGCCGTGCGGTACGCATAGAAATTCCCGGACAAATCTTTTGTGGGGCTCTCTATCAACGCTTCCGGTAACGCGGAGCCGATGGACGCTCAATCCTTCCTGGCTGAATCGAACATCGTTCCTTCGGCAAGGCAAAAGGTATTGCAAGCCATCTCTGAGGGTCTGCAACAGGTGAAAGTAGTTAAATCAATCGACTCTGCCGTTTCCTGCGACCTCGTTACGGAGGCTGGAGCTAAGGGCAAGGTTTTGGAACTTTTGGAGGCAGATAAGCAAATGGCTACTAAAGCTAAGGTGAAAGAAGCGGAAGAGAAAAAAGAAGGCGAAGAGGCCAAGAAGGACGCCGAGGGCGAACAGGCTGAAGGCGAAGCCCCTGCCTCCGACAAGGGCGCTGCCGATGGCGCTGCCGCTGCCCATGACGATGAGGAGCAGGATAAGAAACTCATCATGGACCAGCTCAAGAAGCACGGCCTGATTAAAGGCGACGAAGCCGAAGAGGGCGACGAGATGCCCGAAGCCGAAGGCGAGAAGAAAGACGACGCCGCGGCTGCCGATCAAGATCACGTTATGAAAGCCGCGAAGCACATGCACCAGGCTTTCAAAAAGATGGGTCTGAAGTCGGAGGAGGCTGCCGAACACGCGGCTAAGGCTATGGTGGCTTCCAACGAAGCTAACAAGTCGATGCAAGCGGAAGAGGCTGGCGAATCCGAGAAGCGCGAAGCGGAGGCTAAGAAAGAAGCCGAAGCCAAGAAAGAGGCTCACAAGGAGTCGGCGGAAGTTCTTAAGCTCAATCGCGAGCTTGCTGCGCTCAAAGAAAAGAACGCCAAGCTGGAGTGCGAAAAGCACCTGGATAAGAAGCTTCAGGAGTCGAAACTTCCCCGCGAAGTGACCAAGAAATTCCGGGAATCCCTCAAGGCGCCTAAGAGCGTCAAAGAGATCGACGAGAAATTTAATCTGTTCATGGAAGGTTATCGTGCTGTCGGCGGTGAGGCTGGCCTCGGTGAATTCGTGATGACGGAAAAAGAAACGGCCACGGAAGACGGTCAGGGCTTTAGCCTTACCGAGTTCGTGGAAGAATAAGGAGTTAGAAAATGGCTGGCAGCGGAAATTTCAATAACGAAGTAAAAAACATCGCGCCGAAGCAGATTTTCCCCGACGTGCGTGGAATCGTGTCTACCTCGATTTCTACGTGGAATCAGGGCGATATTCTGTGCTTCGACACGAGCGCCAACGTGGTGCGCGCTTGCACTGCGGAAGGCGACGCGGCGAACGTCCTCGGCATTGCTCAACAAGCAATTACCCTTGGCATCCCCAATGGTCCTTACGGGACGATTGTTGACCAAGACAACGTGGGCGCGATGGCGGTGAACGGCCCTGTGTACGGCAACACGTTCAACCTCTACCTCAAGGCAAGCGACGTTCTTGCCCCTGGCGCATATGTCTATCCGTACCCGAGCGGTAACGCGACGTATTTTAACTGGGTGACGGCTACGGCTGCTTCCACGGCGACGAAGCCTATCGGCGTGTACGTCGGTCACGCTTCTGTGACTGGTACCTCGACGGGCCTTCAAGTCGAGTGCCTTGTCGGCGCTCAGTACCCCAACACTGTGCTTAAGTTCTAAGCGCGGAAATAGATTCACGGAGGATTTATGAGAATTGATCTGCGCGAACGAAACGCGAAAGTAATTAAGAAAGTCATCGAAAACGGCAAGAGCTTCATCGAGAACGGAGAAGCTACTGCCGGTAAGCAATACCGGGAAAGCTTCAAAACCAAGTGGGGTTTTGATCCTTACGATCCGGCTATGCGCGAATCGGGTTTCAACTGGAAAGCCTGCGCCCAGAAAATGGCGTCTTTCCGCGAAGCCGAAGTTTCGACGGCATGGAACCAACTCCTGCGTGCTGGCGTGAATAACATCGCCAACAACGCGTATCAGACCTACCCGACGACCTACGAAAGCTGGGTCACGGTGTCTCCGTCTGATAAGGATACGGAACTGTACGCGCCGCTGCACTCGGTGGGCTTCCCCTCGGAAGTCGCTCAGGGTGGCTTGTTCCCGGAAGTCTCGACCGCTGGTCTTGACCTCTCGATCAAGAACAAGAAATACGGCTCGCTCTTTGCGGTGACGAAAGAAGCCGAAGACGACGACCAGACGGGTCAGCTTGTGCAGAAAGCCCAGCTCATGGGTGAGTACCTCAAGATGCTTACCGAAGTTCTCGTTATGGCCAAGCTTCTGTCGCCGTCGGGCGGCGTGAACTACGGCCCCCTCTTCGTGCCCGCTTCGGAAACGAAGCCGAGCTACGAGAGTAACTACCCTTGGACTAGCTCCTCGGCCCCGTTCGTCGGTGGCGGTTACAACCGTCCTACCTCTTTTGGCATCGTGAAGGACTCGACCATCAAGGCCGGTCTGCAAATCATGATGCAGCAGAAAGACCTGCTGGGTAACTTCATGAACGTGGACCCTAGCCACATTCTGATTTCGCCTCAGCAGCGCTTCGATACGGCCACCATCCTTAACTCGGAATGGTACCCTGCCGGTGCGCAAGCGGCTGGCGTGACGGGTGGCGCGTTCTCGCGTAACCAACTTAAAGGTATCCTTGACGCCCTCGTGGTTCGGTACATGCCGAAGTCCACGGGTGCTGTGGATGCCCTGTCGTACACCTGGATGCTTGTCGATGCCTCTAAACCGGCTTTCGTCATGCAGATGCGCGAAGGTATCTCGGTCATCGCCGAAGCCCCGAACTCGGGCCAAGGCTTTGAACGCCAGATTCAGCGGTTCCGTGCCCACATGCGCGGCAACGCCGACTTCATCGATCCTCGCTTCATGTTCCTCGGTAACGACGGCAGCGTGACGAGCTGATTTGATTAGAGGGGGCGGGAGAGTTTTGTTCTCCTGTTGTGGCTCCTGCCCCCTCGCCTTATGATTCCTACAAACCAACCAACAGGGAGAGACTAGATGCCTAGAGGCAAACGCAAGTACCAGAACGCTGAGATGATTGCTAAGAATCCGCTGGATTCCGAAGCGGCTAACATTGCCGTGGAGGGCGCGATGCTTAAGCAAGTGGTCAGAGAAAAGGCCATTGACGAGCTTGATAAATCCATCGTTTTGACGGGCCTCGGCAAGTTCGCTCGGGAATCTCTGAGCGTTAAGAATTTCCCCATCAGGGAGCTTCAGCAGTTTTCCCTTGAGCCCTCCGATTGGGGCGTGAGTTTTTACTTTCCCGTAGCCAAAGACGAGAGGGGCAATATTGTCCCGACCTACGTGGACGCACCGCAAACCAAGCGCCAGATTGAAGTGTGCAAGAAAAAGGCGAAGTGGTTTGAGGCAAAGGGCCTGCGATATTTCGTTATTCTCCCGGATGAGAGAATCACGCCCGAGAACATTCGCGCGATGGTTTCCCCTGGCAGCATGGATTCGATGACCAACGATAGTCACGTAGAGGTTCTGTGAGCTGGACTAGTGCCGTATCGGATCTAAGGACGGAACTCTCTGACGGTCCCACGGACAAGCTTCGTGCTTTTAAAACCGTGTTCGGCACCCCGAATGGCGTAAATACGATATTTAAGACTTTTGAATTTCGGCGGTTGACGGACTTCTCTTCTACAGCCACGGCCTACCCACTGGGTTTGTACTTGAACGGCGCGAGGCTTGCCGCCTCTGCCGTTACCCAAGACGACCCAGACACCGGATATTTCACGGCGGCCAGCGCTTATGATGATTCAGCCCTTCTAACCGCCACCTATTACATCCAGTGGTTCAAGGATACGGAGCTGCAACAATTCCTTACGGAATCGGCTCAATGGATTGCGTCCACGACGGATTACACCGCGATCGGTGACGGGTTGGTTCCTGCCGCGCTGAAGTACGCTTGCCACGTAGCGTATACGAAGCTCGCCTTGCGCCAGTCGGAGAACATCCTAGAGACGTACCGGCTTCAAAGCGCCCCGGATGACCGCAGGTTTGATATTGTGAAAGCCTACCAGGACGCGGCGAAGCAATATCTTGAAACCGCCACGCAACTCCGCGATGACTTCTACACCCGTAAGGGCCAGTTCAAGGCTCCTCTGTTTGGCAGCATTTCGGGGAACATCAAGAATCCCACGGTGAGTTAGATGGGGGCCACGTCGCTCACGGCAATGTCTAGGGGAATAGAAGAGTACCTAGACGGCATGGTTAAGCGGGCGAATTTAATTCCCGGCTACCTTACGCGCGTCGTTTATAAGCAATACCAAAAGTCTCAGCGTGACCGTTGGCAGCAGGAAAACGACGGGCCGGATTGGGAGGGCGGACGGTGGAAGCCGCTCAGTTCTGCTTACGCAAAACGTAAGCTGGTGAAATACTCTCGCTTCCCCGGTGGTGGCAGGAAATTGCTTATCGCCACCGGTCGGCTTTCCAAGGGCGTAATCGGCCCCTCCCCCGAGCATCAACGTGTGGTGGAAGGAAATCGTCTTCGCATCAACACGTCCGTGCCTTATGCTGTGTACGTTGATGCGGTTCGTCCTTTCTCCACTTGGTCCCCCGTTTTCTACAGCCGGATTTACAAGGGGCTTGAGGACTACCTCCTTAAATCGATCATTAAGGACGTGCGATGAACAGCGTAACGAACCTTATTGAGCCGACCACGGACCTCCTGGTTAACTACATCGAGGCCAATATCCAAACCGCTCTAGCAGCCGTTAGAACGGCTAGGAACTCGGTTCAAAATCTCGGGATCCCGACGCCCCCGTTTCAGGAGTATTTCATCACCAGGGGCTATTCCGCGTATCCCGCCCCC